TAAAAAATATCAGTATAATTGGCACCTAACAATCACATGTACTACTAATGGTATAATAGGACCTAATCATTGGAAAAAAATAGTGCCATTGGTAGACGAATTTTCTGTTAGTTATCATACAGAGATTTTGCCTAAACAACGACAGCAGTTCCTAGACAATGTTTTGTATCTTAAACAAGAAAATAAAAGATTCAAGTGTATCATAATGATGCACAGTAATCCTACGTATTTTGATGAAGCGGAAAAAATCGTTAAATTTTGTCAAGACCATAATTTAAGATTTATTAAAAAACCTCTAGACAATTCGGAGAAAAAATGGTCGTACACTTCCGAACAGTTTAACAAATTGAAAACATTTTGGATGAGTGTAGTTCCTTCGACTAACCAAGATGAATATGAAAAAAAATTAAATTCAGTAGGAACGTCCGAAGAAGTGCTGAGTATCAATGAAGGTCGTCCGTGTTGTGGTGGTAGAAAATTAAGCATCAATAACGATTTAAAATCCTGTGTATCATTTGTAGAAAAGCAAGGATTTAGAGATTGGTATTGCAGCGTGAATTGGTTTTTCTTATTCGTGCGTCAACTTGATGGTGCAGTTTTTACAAATAAAGATTGTAAAACAAGTACAACTGGAAGAGTTGAACCGTTGGGAAATTTAAAAAATTATCAATCTATTATAGATAAATTAAAGCAGCAACTTGACACAAGATCTGTGCCTATTATACAATGTGTTAAAGATATATGTATGTGCGGATTTTGCGCTCCAAAAGCAGATAACATAGATGATTTTCAGAAATTATTTGATAGACAATTAGACAAGGAAAAATATTATGGCTAAACCATTTGACGTAAGCAAGTTTCGTAAAAGTATTACAAAAAGTATTGACGGTATCTCCGTTGGATTTAACGACCCAACCGACTGGATCTCAACCAACAATTACGCACTCAACTACCTTATCTCCGGAGACTTTAACAAAGGTATACCGATGGGCAAGGTTACTGTTTTTGCTGGAGAATCTGGCGCGGGTAAAAGCTTTATCTGCTCAGGAAATCTGGTTAAGAACGCACAAGAACAAGGTATATATGTTATTCTTATCGATACTGAAAACGCACTCGACGAAGCCTGGCTTCACGCACTCGGCGTCGATACTTCTGAAGACAAGCTTCTCAAACTCAACATGGCAATGATCGATGATGTTGCCAAAATGATTACTGAGTTTGTTAAGGAATACAAAACGCTACCAGAAGATCAACGTCCCAAGGTTCTAATTGTACTTGACAGCCTAGGTATGCTGTTAACCCCAACTGATGTAAACCAGTTCGAAGCCGGCGATCTAAAAGGTGACATGGGTCGTAAGCCCAAGGCACTGACTGCCCTAGTACGCAACTGTGTGAACATGTTCGGCAGCTTAAACATCGGGTTGGTTGCCACAAATCATACCTATGCAAGTCAAGACATGTTTGATCCAGATGACAAGATCTCAGGCGGACAGGGCTTTATCTATGCAAGCAGTATTGTTGTTGCTATGCGTAAGTTGAAGTTGAAAGAAGATGAGGATGGTAATAAGATTAGCGAAGTAAAAGGTATTCGTGCAGCATGTAAGATCATGAAAACACGTTATGCTAAACCATTTGAATCAGTACAGGTCAAGATTCCTTATGAATCTGGCATGAATCCATATTCAGGACTGGTAGACATGTTTGAAGGTAAAGGTTTATTACAGAAAGAAGGCAACAGTCTTAAATACACGCTAGCAGACGGTACTGTTATCAAACAATTCCGCAAAGCATGGGAGCGCAACGATGACGGTAGTTTGGACAAAGTCATGGAAGACTTTGCTCAAAATCCACATAAACAATCTGCTGATCAATCACAAGAGGAAACTGCAGAATGAGCATTGATGTAGAAGTGTTGGTTGAGTTGTACACAATAATGAAATCTTATGTCCCAACAAAAGACAGACAAGAATGTGCAGACAACTTAATGAGCGTAATGGTTGATATGTTGTCCGACGAAGAACTCAAGGTATTTGGAGCCACAGATGCTGCACTCGCTAGAGCATTAAAAGAATATGTGGTTGATGAGGAACCAGACGACTACGATGATGAATAAGGAAAAAAAATTTTTTCCTATAAACACAGAAACTGCCTGTAAATTAAAGTGGTCCTGGTCAACTCTATACCTCTATAATGGAGTATCGTCTAGTTGCCATAGGACCACTTTTCATCCATTAAATAAGTCAAATTTTTTTAATTTTCACAACAACGAGCATGTGATAAAAGATAGACAACACATGCTCGCTGGCAAATGGCCAGAACATAATTGCAGTCATTGTAAGGAAATAGAAAAAGTGGGCGGATTTAGCGATAGGATGCAACATCTTGCAATTCCAGATCAAGTTCCTGCGGAATTAGAAAACAACCCTGCTGCTGTTATAGTGAGTCCACGAATCCTCGAAGTATATCTAAATAATGTTTGCAACTTAGGGTGCCTGTATTGCAGTCCATCTAACAGTTCAGTTATAAATCAAGAACATATCAAGTTCGGCAATTTTGATAAAAACGGAATAACACTAAAGCCAATTACACAAGATAATTCTGTAGAATTGTTTCCTTTATTACTTGAATGGTTAGACAAGCACTACAGTTCTTTGGAGAGATTGAGCATACTTGGCGGTGAACCATTCTTCCAAAAAGAATTTATAACACTACTTGATTTCTTATCGCAGCAAAAAAATTCCAATTGCGAAATTAACATTGTGACAAATTTAATGGTTCCGCATGAGATGTTAAAAAAGTTTATTGCACAATTTCGAACCATGCTGGCAGCTAAAAAAATAAAAAGATTAGACATTACATGCAGCATAGATTGTTTTGGACCGCAGCAGGAATATGTTCGTAGCGGGCTAGATCTAGAGCAATGGAAAAAGAATTTTGAATATCTAATAGATCAACACTGGATCAAATTAAATATTAATCAAGTTATCACAGTATTGACTATTAAAACTATGCCGGAGTTGTTAGAATACCTGAACGAACAAAGTAAAAAAAGAAAAATTGGACAGTATTTTACAACACCTTCAGCACAAACAGGCCCAACCTACATGCACCCAAAAATTTTAGGGGGCAGCGAATTTCAGGAATCGTTCGCTAAAATTTTAAGCCTAATGAAAGCAGAATCCGAAGAAGAAAAAACTGTATTGAAATACATGCAAGGAATAATGTCTGAATGCCAATACAGTGTACAAAACAATCAAGAACTAGTAAAATTGTTTACGTTTCTTGATGAAAAAGATAGAAGACGTAATACAAATTGGCGAGTCTTGTTTCCATGGTTAGAAAAATATGTGGTATAATCGAATAGTTGCAGATCTTGGTAATATCCCGGACTTCATAAATTATTACGAAGGTGAACTCCAGCAGGCAAAATATGATACAAATATTAAAGGAAACCTGGAAAAGTCCACCGCCGCCTTACCGGGCATTACGGAGCACAGGTTCAACCAGCTTCAGGAAATTGAAGCTGTACTTAATTATCTTAATATACAACTTCGTAAGATACGACGCAAACACTTTCAGAAATACCTTGAAACCTACGCTCGTTCGCTTACATCCAGGGACGCAGAGAAATATGTCGATGGTGAAGACGAAGTTATTGATTTTGAGACTATCATTAACGAAGTTGCTTTACTTAGAAACAAATGGCTTGGTATAATGAAAGGCCTTGAAAGCAAAAACTTTATGCTAGGGCACGTTGTTAGATTAAGAACAGCCGGTATGGAAGATGTAACACTTTAATGAATTATAAAGAACACGCAAAGAATATCTTGTACGAGTGGACATTATGTAATAGCGCCCGGCCAAAATATAACGCGGTAGATATTCAAATTGAAAAAGATGTCTGTAGTAGATGGGCAACTCATCTAATACATACATTGAATTGGGGATCAGAATTAGAATTGGCCGAAGCATGCAATCAGCTGGAGGCTAGATTAAAACCCTTAAAAGAACGACTAGTTATAGAGGTATTAAAAAATGGTTCCGTTT